CCAGAACTTATTGACGCATCATGCTTTGTTCTTTTGTTTATATCAAACTTTGTCCAATCGTTAAGAAGCTCATTGAAATAACAATCTCCATGAGTTCCATCTTGCTTAATACCTACGTGATCTTGAATATACATTTCAATCGCGGCGGCGTGTGCTTGTTTTATATCTTCACTTGAATTGGGTATTCCGCCAACTTCTTTTTCTGCTACAGATAATTTATTCCAAATTTTGTCCGGTCTATTCATACTAAACCCTCTATATCCTCTTCGCCTTAAATAGTACAAGAGACGAGGTTTATTGTTCTCTGCTAATATTGGCATCCCGTAAAATACTAAAGCCATTAGAACGTCTTCAAAGAACATCTCAGCTGTTGGAGGTCTTGACAAGTACTCTAAGAAGAAACTGTTTGCAGGAGCATCTTCCATGCTAAATTTAGTTAGACCGTGTAAAGCTCCTTTCGATCCCACTCCATCCACCGTACCTGATATATCGTATGAGTCACAACCAAATGAACCCATGTGTTCGTTGCCTGGGTGTTTTATGCCATTTTTAAGTATAACTCTGTTTTGTATATTAAAAGGTGGAACCCAGCTTACCTTGAACCTACCTTTTCTATCTGGATAAAACATCACTTGAGAATCTTTAATCCCGTTAACCCATTGGAAATTACCTTGAGTAATCCCTAAAGTACTTGTCATTTCTTCGTTATAGTCTATCTGCTCGTACAGTTTTACTAAGTTGAATATACTCCCTTTAGTCTCATCTCTAAACGCATGCTCTGTGGTTCTTGGAAATTGTCTATAAAATTCATTTAAACCATCTGAATCATCTTTTAAACCATCAACTTCATTCTGCCAGTTATCTATTACACCTACATCTATTAGTTCACCGTCTGGTGCGAATCTATCGATATCAGGATTAGTAAAGACTGGAACTCCGTACTCGTCAATAAATCCTTCATAGTTCCACTCCATTGGGATAAACAGAGAGTATAAGCCAGACTTTGTCTGACCATTTCTATTTCGTTTTGTAACATCTGATGAATTGTATAGTTTCTTAAAGTTTTCCCCTCCTTTATCTAAAGCATTTGATGTTGATCCCATCATACACTTACCGATAATTCTCGATCCTAATCTTAAACAAGTTTTTGTAACTCTCCAGTTATTTAATATATTGTCCGGTCTTTCCCATTTCCCACTTTCATCGTGTACTAATAACGCTAATTTTTCACCATCATAACTATTGTCCCCAGTGTTCTTCCAGTCAATGGTTGTATCTAATCCTTTTATGTCTTCGAGCTTTTCATTAGCCGTGATCTTTTTCCTAGTAAACTTACTAGCGGGTACACGATAAGCAAGCTCGGATTTTGGGCGATCCATACCATCTTGTACAGGTTTAAAAAAGAACGGGTAATTAATTGATATAGGTACAACTTTGTCGGTAAACATTTTTTTAGCATCAGCTCCAGATTTAGATAATATTCCATATCTACTATCACTTGCAAGAGTGGCTAAGTTAACGGCTTCTGCAGAAGACATGAAAGAAAATCCAGATCTTCTATTCTTAAGGTAGCACATTCCGTAACATCTTTTGTCTGCCTTACAAGCTTCCCAGAATATAAAGAACAATCTATTTGCTTCTCTAAAATCCGCGGCTCCAACGTCTATCTTACTCCATTGTAGGTACATATAGTGAGTACCCGTTATCCAAGTTGGTTTACCATTATTCGTAAACCAAAACCCTTCTTCTCTTCTTCTAAATTCTTCGTCTATGTAATCATGCCATTGGTCCTTTTGTTCGTCTGGGTAAGCACGCCAATCAAAGATGTTCTTTAAGCGCTCTAATTCCTTTGGCTGCTCAAACTTAACCCATTTATCTTTCGGGTCCTTATACACGTCCTTAGGTACCTTAGGTAGAGCGATGACTAAGTTTTGTATCTCTATGATTTCTCCTATCTGACCATTACGTGATAGGACTATTAAGTCCTGCTCTTTATTGTAACCATACTTCCATTTCTTTCCTTTGTTCATTCTAGAAATAGTGGTCTTCTTTATTGGCTCAACCGTCTTAACTAAACTTTGCTTGTACATTATTTAGATCTACCTTCCGCGAATCCTTTAAAAGTTTTTTCCTCTGCCTTTTCAGGTGTTTTACCCTCAAGCAAGTCTTCTTCTTCTTTAATTCTGTTAAGTATCTCAAATGCGTCAAATATAGCTAGTTTTTTAGTTGCAGCTGCATTCTTAAGTTTGTCAGCTGTTAAATCATCATCTGAATCAACAATAGCTTCCTTCGCTACTTTTATTAGTTCCTCCACTGCTTTATGCCCAGCTTGGATTATACTCCTCTTCGTTTCCTTGACGTTCATATTTGGTTGTGATAAAATTAGATAAAACTCGATATAGTCTCTCGCCATCAACGATAAACTCGTATTCACTACTTGGTCTAAAACCAACTAGATCGTTTACTTTAACTGTACCGTCAGAATATTTAACGATACCTTGTAAAGGTTTTTCAGATTCAATGTTAAATTGGTTTGTAGCTTTTAATGGAGCTACAAAGCAATATCCCTTGGGGCAAGTCCATTTGTCATCTCTTTTGTATAAGAAGATTTGATCTGAAGATATGAAGTAATTTGATTCATCAAAATAACTTCTACTATTCTTTTCAATACCCTTTACATCATTCCATCTTCTAAAGACATTATGGTGTACTAGCACTGTATCCCCTATTTCTATATCTGTATCACCAATAATAGGTTTAGACGTAACAATAGCTTCTCTGTTAACATACTGATGATTTTGAATCTCAGTATTTAAGATTAGCTCTCCACCATCTAGCTTTTTAGTATTGTTGTATCTTTCTCCTTTTGGCGTTACAACAAAGTTGTAAACACTCTTCATTAGTATTGTAAGTTATATTCTACTGATACAGCCATATTCTTGTTAAAATCTTTCCAAGGTAATACGTCTTTATTTTTTTTGATATAGACAGAGAATTTATTCTCTTCTTCTATAATATCGCAGATAGTATGACCACCATACACTTCTTGCCCCACGGCATAGTGCATAGCGTCATTCTTATAATCTTTACCTACTGAAATTTTACGAATTAACTTCGCCATTTTCTTCTGGATTTGTAGGTTTTTCTGGGTAAGCTATTTCACCTGTTTGAATATTAATATTATCACTACCATACTTTTCCATAAACTCTGTTCTTTTTATGTTTATATCTTCTTGAGTTTTCTGCATTGCTAGTAACATTTGATATTTTTGAGCTTCAATTCTACCAATTTCACCTGTATATCTATCTATATTTCTAATAATATCTTGTAATTCAGTTAATTCTTGATCTTCAATTTTCTCAGGTTTAATACCTTTAAGTTCTTTAATTTTTGCGTTTGTTCCTTTTGCCATTTTATTTAATTTAAGTTAATTTAATTTGTTTAATTTTCGAAATGTAATATGATTCTAATAGGATGTATATTCTGAACTAGAGTTCCATCCACATGAGTGGTAGCCGCTACAGCGGTTAAAGTCAGAGTTGTGTCGGTGTCGGCTCCAGCTGTATCTCCAAGATTTAATACTGTTCCTATTACAGCATCTGCGGCCGCTGCTCCTACGGTGGTACCACAATGTAATACGTCTCCTGGTAAAAAGTGTTCAGCTAGATTCATACCCGAACCATCGCATACAACTTGATTACTAGCTGCTGCGGTTGCTGCGATTGTGTTTAATGTCACGAAAGTCGTTGTAGCTGTTGCCATTGCTGAAATGTAAAATCTATCATAACCTACGTTAGAAGCAACTCTAGACGCTTCTGTACCAGAAATAGTATCTTGACCTGAAAGATTACTAAAAACTATTGCTGATGGTTGACCAGCTCCACCCGCTGAAGAGGTAGCAATACACGTTGAGGTTCCAGCTCTTGCCCAATGACCAGCATGACCTGTAAGAAGTCCTACTACTCCTAATAAATCGTTACTTGGAGTGTTGGCGGGAGCTCCACTAACGGTTCCAAATTCAGTTGTATCTGTTTTACTAAATATTAAATCCATACCAAAATTATTACCCGTGGGTCCCGCGTCTCCTTTTGGTCTAGTTAATACTGATGCACCTACTAATTTAGCTCCCCCTTTGGGTACGTCAAAAGCCGTCCAAGGGAACAAAGTGTCACCGGCTGCAAATGTACCGCCTTGGAGTTTAGAAGCCGGTATTGTTGGTTTTACTTCTACTGTAAAATATCCCATAATTTTATTTTTTTATTTTTTTCTCTAGTGTTCGTCCGCCAAAATAAGCACCGATCACGGTTATTAATACTAATTGTAATAAGTCTGTCCATTTAGCTTCTACAACGAAGTTGATTGTTCCAGCATCAATGAAT